CCTTGCCGCCCGCGATGCCGCCAGCGTTGCCGCCATCGTTGCCGCCAGCGTTGCCGCCAGCGTTGCCGCCAGCGTTGCCGCCAATGCCGCCCGCATTGCCGCCAGCGCTCCCGCCAGCGTTGCCGCCCGCTATGCGACAAACGAAATCCAAGGCCATTCCAAACTCGACAATCTGGTTTTCCTTCCGATGTTCGGGTTTGCGACAATCGCCGATCTTGACGCATGGGAGCCAGAGGCATGAAACCTGTTTCCGAAATGACGCGCGACGAGCTGATAAACGAGCTTGAGGTTTGGGAGATGGTTGTCGCGGCGGGCAGAGGCCCCGGAATGCCATCGAACGCGGCGAGAGACGGCGCTCGGAAATACTGCCGCCAGATCGAGGCGTGGTTTGCACGGCGTTGCATGGAGGATAAGAAATGAAAAACCCATGCGTTTCCGATGTTGCCGTCACCTACGCCGACCGCCGCCGCGCGATGATCGACTGGACGGGGCGGCAGGGAAAGCGGTTTTATGTCGCCATCGACGTTGACGAGGACGGTCGATACCAGCGGGTTGCCGCTTTTTTCCGGCGCACCGATACCAAACCGCGCCGGTTGACCATCCGGGGATATGAGAACCGCCGCGAAATTGCGCGCGTCCTGAGCATCATTGAGGACGAGCGACTAGTCGAAGCTTGGAAACGGGCAAATCCGGGACCGGGCGAGGATGAGCGGCGTCAGAACTCGCTGGCGCACCGGGCTTATCTGGTTGAGGCGCATATCGCCCAGCATGGCGCGCATGGATATGGGAGGGGTATGTGATGCCACATTGGCCAAACCGCCTTGCGCGCAAGCTGTCATTGGAGTTCGCCACCGAACAGGATTTGAAATGCTACTACTGCGGTTTTCGCATGTTCCGCTGCGGCGATGATTTCAACTGGCAGGCCGAATTCAGGCCGCGCCCGGAGCGCTACACGATGCGCAAAACCCACCCGGCAGTGAAGGGGCGGCATTTGACGTTTGACCACTCATCCCAAAATCGGCAGGCGGAAACGTCGCGCGTGATAATGGATTGGCCGCTTGCGCTTGCTGCAATTCGCTGCGGTCCAGCATGGACGTTCGCGCAGCCAAGACGATGATTGAGGCCATGGTGCGGGAGGACGTTCACCCTCATCGGATGTTTATTGCAACAGGCGAATGGGCTCACACGCAACGAAAACGCGCGCGTCTTGCAATGATTGTGAAGGGAAGTTTTAACCTTTTGCCGCCTACAGTGCCATGCGAAACACAACAAGGAGAAAGTCATGTTTGAGATCACTGGAAAACAGCTTGCCGCCGAGCAGCGCCGCCGCGCCGCTCAGATCAAAGCCGAGAACCCGCTTGTCCGGGTTGCGGAAGTCGCCGGGTTTATCATGGTTGCCTTAGGCGCGGCTGGTCTTGGCGGCGTGTTCTTTTTCTGGCTTGCCGGATACTGACATGACCGACGAAGCTTCAAACACTCGCGCCATGGAGAAAGAGACGATTGTGAATGTCGAGCTTGAGGCGGAAATGTCCGCGTTCGACAGGCTCAGCGGCATGGCGCGGCAGTGTTTGAGGTATTCGCTGGTCAACTATTCGGCCAAGCAGTTCGCGGAGATTTCCGTCACGCGAGGCGAGGGCAATATCATCAGGCAAATACCGATTTGGCTTGGACGCAGAATGCACAGGAGCAAGAAATGACAGATATCAAGCCGTTGCCGTTGCCTGAAAGCCAGCGCCTGTTTGTTACGCAAGCGCAATTTGATGCGTTTGTCCGCGCCGGAATTCGACCGGACACCTTCATTGTGAAGGGGCCAATTCCGGTTAATCGCAATGCAAAAATATTCACAACGATTTATGGAGAACGGTCCAATGCCGACAAGATCAGACGAGCGCCGCATCGATTTGGCCGTTGAAGGCGCGTTGATGTCGATGATACCGGAACTGCGCTGGAAAGGCGTTCCCATCGACCAGCTCACGATGGAGGAAGCGATTGACTGCATTAAATTCCAGCATAAGCGCGTCAAGCGGCTCATTCGGATTGTGGAGGGATTGAAGCGGTGATTACGATTGAACAGATTATCGACGCCGCCACCGATCATATTGAGGCGTCCATAGCCGACGACGCTAGCGGTTTGCTTGGACCGGCGACAGTTCGCAAGCGCGACGAGCTGCGGATGCTGATTTCCAAGTGGAAAGCGCAGGAAGAGGCGACCGCAAGCGTCCAGATACTCACGCAAGATCAGCTTGACGATATTTACCATTTGGCAATGTTTGACGCGGAGAACGCCATCACGAAAGCGCTTTACGCCAACCCAATCATGGGGCGTGATGTGGCGATAGATAAGCTTTCAGAGGCTATGCATGAGGCGGAAATCGCGCAAATGGGTCCGCGATACGACAGGCTCATAAAACGTATTCTGGCTGGTGAGCTTTCACAAGATAGGACAAAATCATGACTGAACAACTCACAGGAAAACTCCGCTGGCTTAACGGCAAGCTGCAACAAGAATGGTCAATCCACAACCGTGACGGCGACGAGGGTAACTACGTTCTGGTTTCGCGCGATGTTCCGAGTGTGTCCAATGCTTGAACCCTCATTCAAAGCCGCCAACGTCTATGACTACATCGCCAGCCGCATGACGGAGCTTGGCGAGCCGTCGAGGACGATTGAGCAACTGCTTGACGACGCCGAGCAGTTCGGATTTTTCGACTGTTGGGACATGGACCGGCACGGATTTGCCAACGCGATGACGGCGCGCGGCTTTGTGGTCAAGTCCGGCAGTGTCTATCTGCCGACCCACGAGGGCGAAGCGTTCAATCCGGTTGCGACAGGCCACAGGATATTTCTGGACGCTGTTGCGCGCGTGTTCAAAACCGCCGACGCGCCAATTGACACGCTTGAACTTATCGAGCGTTGCGCGCTTTCTCAGGCGTCAATGCCGCTTGGACGCCTGCGTGCCACAATGCTGCGAGCTGGTTATTTTCACATCACCGGCTGCGGCTACTGGACTGCGCCTCAATACACGTCACCAGACGGCAAGATCATCACAACCCGCCTCAAAAGCCAGCGACTAAGCGCTTTGTTTGAATTGTTCGAGCGTGACGGCTGGCCGATATGCAGCAAAGACATTGAGGAAATGACGGGCGGCGTCTTGCTGCCCCGGTTCATGACGCTTTACGCTTCAAAAAAACATGCCAAGATCATCAGCCTTGGCGCTGGCCTTTTCGCGCCCGTTGACCAAGCGGCGGAACGCCCATTTCCCATCACGAATAATCTGGTCAAGGCCATCTTTGAGCTTGGGCCAACAGAAGTTCTGACAGACAAGTCAGACATTCGGCTTTTCCGCATTGGCCTTTTGTTGCAGCGGCACAAAATGGCCGACGTGAAAATCTCCCGCTCGTCTATATCCAGCCAGCGCATTCAGACCATGCGGATCAAGTTGACGCCGAAGGGCGAGCGCGTGTTAAAGGCCAAGACGCTTTCGAACCAAGATGCTTTTTGAAAGTGCCGTTCGTTCCAAAATATTCAGACGACAGACGCCCACGCATCGGGCGCGCGAAGGCCGGATACGTTGCGTTTTGGCATCCATGTAAATTGTGCGGAAGGACGGACGCCCCTTTCGGATACAAAGTGAATACGCTAAAGAACAAATTCGGTGAGTGGTATTGCCATGAGCATAACCCCTCGCCAAACCGCAGACCTGCCAGCAAAGCGGAACAGGATGAAATTTGATTTTGACCGTATAAGACAAAATTACGCCTTGCCCGATGTTATCCGGCAATGCGGCGATACGTTGTCAAAGGACGGCAATGAGTTCGTCGGCTTATGCCCGTTTCATGGCGAGAAAACCAGTTCGTTCACGGCCTATTTGGACAAGTCGCGGACGTGGAAGTATCACTGTTTTGGATGCGGCGCGCATGGCGACGTGATTGATTACGTCCGCGAGAAATATGCGTGCAAGCCCATGGAGGCGGTCGAGATTTTGACCGGCGAGCGCAGCGATTTCAAGATCGCCGAGAGGCCGACATACTCGGAAGCCAACAATCCTTATGAAGGCTACGACATCACGACGCCGCCCGATGACGCGCCGAAGCTCAAAGCTGGCGTCAGAACCCCGCGCATCTTGAACCCCAAGCGGATCGACATTGCGACAGGCAAGCCAAAGACAATCCAATATACGCCGTCGATGGTTTTCCCCTACCGGGACAGTGACGGCCAGTTCTTGGGTTACGTGATCCGAGTTGACATTCAGGCCGGTGACAAGACGCGCAAGATCACGCCTGGGGTATGGTGGACCGTCAACGAGAAAGCGGGATTTGAAGGATGGTCACACGGCGCGTTCCCGTCGCCAAAGCCGCTCTATAATTTAGACCAGCTCACCAGCCGCAAGCAGGAGCAGGTCTTGTGGGTGGAGGGTGAGAAAAAGGTTGACGCCGCCGAGCGCCTGTTTTCCGGCCAAGTCCCGCTTGTCGCAGTAGCCAACATGGGCGGCGGCAAGTCACTTTCCAAGACAGATTGGAAACCCCTCAAAGGCCGCTCGCTGTTGATTTGGCCGGACAATGACGAAGAAGGCTGGCGCACAGTCATGGGTTACCCAACGCCCGATGGTCAATGGATCAAGGGCCTTGTCGAGTATGCCTATGAGGCCGGAGCCGAGCGCGTCAAGATTATCCACATCACGCCGGAAAGCCGCGCAGAGGGTTGGGACATCGCCGACGCCGAGGCCGAGGGACTGACACGCGCCGACATATCCCTCATTATACGCGACCGGGTGCAGTCATGGCCGCGCGACCGATTTGACACATGGAAAGCAAACCGCAGGGAGGTAAAAAAAAACGATGAGCCGCAAGACCGACGAAATTCAGATGCTGCCGAGCAGGAGATTGACGGCAAGAGAGAAAAAAGCGCTGGCGGTAATGGCGCAGATCAACAAACAGATAGCGGAGAGTTTTCTCATAAAACCGAGGCGCAGACGCCAGCGCGGGCAAAATTCAGAGGGCAGGAAATAGACGAAACGAGCTGGCGCTACCACCTGATTATGAAGGCGGACGGCGACGGGCTGAAATCCACAAGCCTACAAAACGCATCGCTTATGCTGCAATACGAGCGGCGGTTCGCCGGAACATTCGCATGGAACGAATTCGCCAAAGAAGTTTACATCCAGCGCCGCCCCGAATGGGATATTTCCGGCAACATGGCCTATTGGCATGTGCGTAAAATCCGTGACACGGACGTTACCAGCGCCGCTTGCTGGCTTGAGTATTGCGGCTTGTCCATCAAATCGAATGACGTTGGCAAGCTGATACAGCGCGTTGCCCAACACAACAGCTACAACCCGGTCACCGACGCGCTGCGCCTTCTGAAATGGGATGGCGTTCACCGCGTCAACAGCGGAGCCAGCGAGCCATGGCTGACAAAATTTCTTGGCGCGGAGAACTCCCGCATCAATCAGGTTTTTGGCATGAAGTATCTCGTTGGAGCCGTCGCCCGCGCATTTCAGCCAGGGTGCAAGATGGACACGATGATTATCCTTGAGGGACCGCAGGGCTTGCGCAAATCAAGTGCGCTCAGAACCATGTGCGATGCGATAGGGCCGGACCTTTTCACCGACGAGATTTCAGATCCAAATTCCAAAGACGCGGGACTTCAAATGCAGGGCGCGTTCATGGTCGAAATCGCCGAGCTGGACGCCTTCCGCCGCGCCGAAATCACGCAGATCAAGGCTTGGCTGTCACGTCAGACCGACCGCTTCCGCCGCCCTTATGGCAAGATTGTCGAAGAATTTCCGCGCTCTTGCGTGTTTGCCGGAACCGTCAACCCGTCAGGCACAGGATACCTCAAAGACCCGACAGGCGCGCGCCGGTTCGAGCCGGTCAAATGCGGAAACATCCGGCTTGAAGAACTTTCCGCCGCCGCGCCACAGATATGGGCCGAGGCAGTCGCGCTGTATGACACAGGCACGGCATGGTGGCTTGAGGGAGACGAGAACGGGCTTGCCGAGCTTGTGCAGCGTGACCGCTATGAAGAAGACCCCTACGGCCAGATGATTGACGACCTGATTACCAGCTACACCCGCGTGACGACGATCCAGATCATGGGATTGCTTGAAATTCCCAAGGAGAGGCGCAATTCCGGAACGAACCGGCGCATCGCAAGTCACCTGCATTCGAAGGGATGGCACAGGGAAGTGACGGAAAAAGGCGTTTTTTACAACAATCCGACTGGCCTGAATTTGACTGACATTCCAGAATAGGCTAATAGGCGGCGGCGCGATGCTGGCAGGCTGGCGCTTCTAACGCGACCGCCCCGGTTTTCATCCTTCCGGGGCGGTTTGCTTTTGCAGTGCAGCCAGCGCGTCGGGCGCGGACTTAGCCAGCATGGCAACCCCGCCGCAGTCTCGCACCATGGCAAGAAACCGCGCTTGCTCTTGCGAAACCGGCACGTTCCCGGTCTTGACCTCAATTGCCACAAACAGCCCGACCGTGCGCCCGACCATTTCCGGCGTGACAATGACCGGCATGATACCGATCACGTCAGAAGAGCCAGTGCATAGCCCCGCATGTAACGGACGCGGATTTTCGAGCGTTATGGTCTTGGCTGTTTTGCCAGCGATCCTGCCGACCCATCCGAGGCCTGTGTTTTGCCGGAACAGCCGCGCGCCTATCTTGGACGCGCCAAGCATAATTTCATCTATCAGCGGGCGTTCGGTCATTTGGACATCGCGCGCGTTTTTGCCGCGTTTATCTTGCGATGCGGCGCATCCCATTTGTTATGGCAACGCTGGCACAACGCGCGGCAGCGCTCAGCGTCAGCATGGCTTTCGTCGTGGTCCATATGAGCAATCGTCAGTACGACAAATCCGCCCGTTTCTGGGTGAGGGAAACGATCAATGGCACGGCAGGCCGGATGCTGCGGAGTTCCTTCACAGCGATTATCAGCGCGCTTCAAAATCAAGGCGCGAAATTCACGCCAGATATTTGACCTGATTGATCCGCCTGGATATATCTTCATTTTTTCAGCACTAATCGGCATGGGTTACCTCATCATCGTCTCATAAAAATTCAACGCCTGTTGCTCAGCGTAAGCCTTTTTGTTTTTCCGTTCAGCGCGCGCAGTAAACATAAACCCGGCCCACTTCACAGCATCCTTGTAGCCGCGCCGCTCTCCAAGATCGATTAGTTCCTGCAACGAGGAACACTGCCATTCTTCGAGCTTGCGAGATTTGCGGATTGCGTCCTTGTCAATCTCTTGCAGCTCGCCATCCTTTTGCTCCACTTCCCGCCCGCCAGCACCCGCCGCCGCTTCCTTGACGCCGCCGCAATAACGGCACTTGCGCTCGAATTTTGAGATCGAGGAAAAGCAGTATTCACACTGGCGCACCGTTGACGCATCGCTTGCCGGTTTCTTTTTCAGGCCGGTCAGCTTCCAGTCGCGGTCATCATCGGGCAGTCCATGCCGCGATATGTTGCCCGCATGATCGAGAATGATTGCCATCTTTCCCGGCTCAGGCCGAAGCGCCCGCCCGACTTGCTGCATGAACATGCCGAGCGATTGAGTTGGACGGCCAAGACCAACCATTTCAATTGTGACATCACGCTGCGCTTGCGCGGCCAAGTCATAGCCTTCGCCAAACAGATCAACGTTTGTCAATATCATTATATCTCGATTTGCGAATGCTTGCGCCGCTTGTCCGCGCTCAAACGTGGTGCTTGTGCCGTCCAAGTGCTGCGCTGAAATTCCGGCCTCACGGAACGCGGCGGCGACGTGTTGCGAATGTTTGATTGACGTGCAGAAATAGACACCAAGCTTGCCCGCCGCGTGCTGCCGGTAGTGCTGGACCATATCGCCAATCAGGACAGACTTGTCCATGACGGCCTCAATTTCGTCCGCCTTGTAATCGCCCATGCGGGTGGCGAGGCCGGTCAAGTCAGGTGTTGACGGCGCATAGGCGCGATAGTCTGACAAATGGCCGCGCTCAATAAGCATCTTGACGGACGGCCCGATGACAAGATCATCGAAATGCTTGTCCAGCCCTTTGCCGTCCAGCCGCACGGGCGTTGCGGACAGCCCTATGTGGATTGCGTCAGGCCAAGCCGCCATGATAGCCGCCCAAGTCGCAGCGCCTATGTGGTGCGCCTCATCCCAAACGACTAGTCGCGGCGTTGCCAGCTTGGCAAGACGGCCTCGCACAGTCTGGACCATGCCGATATGCGAGTTTGCCCATTGGTTATACCAGCGCCCCGCAGCGACGAATGAATGGTCTATCCCGGAAGGCGCGAACGTCTTACTTGTCTGGTCAACCAGAAAATCCCGGTGGCAAAGAAACATTGTGGAGTAACCGCGAGCAACGGCGGACTTTGTGATATGCGCCGCGATTGCCGTCTTGCCGCCGCCAGTCGGCAGCTGGATTAAAACACGCTTGCGTTTCCGCAGCCGCTGGCGCGTTTCCTCCACGACGCGCATTTGGTAATCGCGCAGTTCCATTTACACACCGGGCTTGACGACAGTTATCACCACGCCGCAGCCGCACTTGCGCGTATGCGGAAACTTGACCGGCTTGAACACATGCCCGCAGCCGCAGGAATATTCGCCGGGTTTGAGTTTGGTCATTTCAGGCCCTCAATCACTTCGCCACACGCCGGACACCGAGCCAGCGGCAGACATTGCAGCACGGCGGCAATCCAAGGCTCACCGCGCACCGGACCCAAACGCTCAGCCGCGTCACGGATGCGCTGGTAATATTCAGTTGGAACAATCCCGCCATGACCGCGCGGATTGTCAGACGGCCAGTCCCAACGGGAGACAGTCGCGCGCGTCACGCCGATTTCACGCGCGAGTGCGGCAGCGCTGCCGAACAGGGCAAACAGTTTTCCGGCGTTCGTGGTTCGCATGATTTTTCCCGTTGACAATTAGTATCCAATGTCATTAATGGGACGGATACATGCCTGTCAACTTAAAAGGAAACCTGCCATGAAACTGACAATCACATCAAAATCACATCTCGATAGCCTAGTCGCCAAGAATTTTGATTTTTCGAAAGTCACCAACTTCTGGGCGATTAATCTCCCCGGCGTGACCGCCCTGCCCGCGCTGCCCGCGTGCACCGACTTCTGGACGGATAATCTCCCCGGCGTGACAGCCCTGCCCGAACTGCCCGCGTGCACCAACTTCTGGACGGATAATCTCCCCGGCATGACCGCCCTGCCCGCGCTGCCCGCGTGCACCAAATTCTGGACGGACAATCTCCCCGGCGTGACCGCCCTGCCCGAACTGCCCGCGTGCACCGACTTCCGGGCGTACAATCTCCCCGGCGTGACCGCCCTGCCCGAACTGCCCGCGTGCACCGACTTCCGGGCGTACAATCTCCCCGGCGTGACCGCCCTGCCCGCGCTGCCCGCGTGCACCTACTTCCGGGTGGACAATCTCCCCGGCGTGACCGCCCTGCCCGAACTGCCCGCGTGCACCAACTTCCGGGCGGACACGCGGATAACAGCTTTGCGAAGGGCGTGATGACAACCCCATCCAGCCGCATCATTGACGCGGTGCGCGAGCTTTCAAACGCGCTGCAAAACGCTGGACTTCATTTGACCTGCTTCAATGTTGCTCCAAACGAAGTGCAGAAGCTGGCGGATCAGCTACACCGTGACGGCTACGACACCAAATATTTGGAAGTTGGCGGACTTCACAACGTCGAAATTTCCGGCGTTCCAATTCGCCAAGCTTACGTTGTCAAATGGGGAGAACGAGAATGACCGTAACCCACCACACCAACATGGTTCAAGGCTCAGACGAGTGGCACGAAATCCGCTGCGGAATGCTGACCGCCAGCAACATGAGCCTGATACTCACGCCGACGCTCAAAATGGCGGCGAACGACAAAGAGAGACAGCATCTTTACGAGCTTCTTGCTCAGCGTGTCACCAACTATGTGGAACCCCATTATATCGGCGATGACATGCTGCGCGGCAAAGATGAGGAATTTGACGCGCGGCTCCTGTATTCGGAGAAATACGAGCCGGTCACCGAATGCGGATTCATCACCAACGACAAGCTTGGATTTCCTATCGGTTGTTCGCCGGACGGCCTTGTTGGCGATGACGGTTTAATCGAAGCCAAATCGCGCCGCCAGAAATATCAGGCGCAGACGATCATAGAGGGCAAATGTCCGTCAGAATACATGCTGCAAGTTCAGTCTGGATTGCTGATTTCCGAACGCAAATGGTGCGACTTCATTTCCTATTGCGGCGGTATGCCGATGTTTGTTTGCCGGGTTTTTCCCGATGAGGCAATTCAAATGGCAATCATCAACGCGGCAGTCGCATTTGAGGCGCGGCTCCAAGACAATATGGAGGCTTACATTCTTGCGTCCGAGCATCTTTATGCGACCGAGCGAAAAGTTCAACAGGAGATTATCGCATCGTGACCGACGTTTCAAAAACCATCGCACCCAAGTCCGACCAGCTCAATTCGGATGATCTTATCGCCGGTCCAATGACCGTGAAAATAACCAAGGTTTCCGCCGACCCGTCCAATCCAGCGCAGCCCATTTGCGTCTTTTTCGAGGGTGACGGCGGCAAGCCATACAAGCCCTGCAAATCCATGCGCCGGGTTTTCGTTGACATTTGGGGGCCGGACGGAAATTCTTACCCCGGGCGATCTATGACATTGTTCCGCGACCCGAAGGTGATATTCGGTGGCATGGAGGTTGGAGGCATTCGCATCAGCCACATGAGCGGCTTGAATGCGCCCAAAACCATGGCGCTCACGGCCAGCAAATCCAAGCGCGCGCCGTTCACTGTGCAGCCGCTTGCGGAAAAGACGGTCAATCCCGTTGACGCCTATGCAAAGGAGTTCGGGGCGGCGTTGAAATCAGATACTGGCCCGCGCGAGTTCTGGCGAGATACGGCAGAGCGGCGGGCTGCGGTTCCGGCTGACAGGCTTGCCAAGATGCAAGCGGCTTACGACGCATGGGAGGCAGCCAATCCCGCGCACGACGCCGACACAGGCGAGATCATCGACGGCGAAATCATGGAACAAGACGCATTCTAGCCAATCACGGCAGAATTAACAGGAGACGACAATGCCAGAGCCAGCTACAACGACGCTTTCAGGGTTTGCGGTCATGTTGACCGGGTTCATTCCTATACCGAAAAACGACTTGCGCAAACAAGCGGACGTTCCGCTGTTGCTGTTGGACGTGCAGGAGGGGCGCAAGTCGCCAGCGGAAATCATCCCGTTTCTGAAAGACCTTGAAATTCGTCAGCAGCACATCAACAAGCGGTTCACTCCGGAGCAGGTTGCGGCCATGGCCGACAAGCCGAAGGAGGAACCGGAGCCGGAAACGTCAAAGAAGAAGGGCGAGCCAGCCGCCAACGCTTGACACGCAACCCAAACAATGATGGATTGAGAACCGGCCTTGGCCGGTTTTCTTTTGAAAGGATGAAAAAATGTCATTTGAAATTTTCCAAGAATACAAGTTTCACGCCAAAAGCATGGAGCTGATTTCTCAGGCGAACGAAATCATCGAAAGCTACCAAGCGCAGGGTTTCCAACTCACCTTGCGCCAGCTCTATTACCAGTTTGTCGCGCGCGGTCTTCTGGCAAATCAGCAGCGTAATTACAAATCCCTCGGCGCGCTTTTGTCAAAGGCGCGGCTGGCCGGTCATGTTGATTGGGATGCAATCGAAGATAGGACGCGAAATCTCAAAGGATGGAGCGGCGGTTACAACGACGTTCCCGATTACATTGACGGGATTGCAGACGGCTACTTTGTCGATATATGGCAAGGTCAGGAAAACTATCTTGAGGTATGGGTGGAAAAGGACGCGCTGATTGGCGTTGTCGAAAAGTCCTGCAACGCTTTTCGCATTCCGTACTTTGCATGTCGGGGCTACTCGTCTCAGTCAGAGCAGTTCGGCGCTGGCAAGCGTTTCTATAACGAATACAGCAGCGGCAAGGCGTGTCATGTTTTCCACCTTGGCGACCACGATCCGAGCGGAATTGACATGACGCGCGACAATGCCGACCGGCTCGCGATGTTCTCTTATGAGAATGTGGAGGTGCACCGCATTGCCTTGAACATGGATCAGATCGAAGAGCTTAATCCGCCGCCGAACCCGGCCAAGGAAACCGACAGCCGGTCAGGTGAATACAAGCGGCGTTTCGGCAACAAGTCGTGGGAGCTTGACGCGCTGGACCCCAATTACATTGACCGGCTGATACGCCGCAGCGTCGAGCCTTATATCGACGGCGAGAAGATGCAGGCGCGCAGGAGCCTTGAACGCGAAGGTCAAGACGAGCTGCGCCTGATTTCAAACAACTACGACGCCATCAAGGACTATCTCTCGGAGCGTGACATCTAAATTTAGGCTACACCACAACTGCCCGCGTTATCCCTATTGACGCGGGCAGTCTTCCTATGTTAAGTGACTAGTCGCTACCTGCCATAGCCACCAAGGATGAACCAATCATGAAAACCATACATTGCCACGAATGCGGCACTGCTTTCGCTCAGCCGCGCCATGACGCCTGTTTCTGCAAGACAGAGTGCCGTAAGTCTTTTCACAACCGCGCCGCCGTCCGAGGCGCGCAGCTCTATCACCTGTTCCGCGTCATGCGGCGCGAGCGTGATGCGGCCAAGACCATGGGAGTTTGGAAAGAAATGTGCCGCGTTGAATTCATGTGGAATGAAGAGGACAAAAAACGCCCCGCTCATACGCGCCGCTGGAATTCAGCATCCAAAGCGCTGGACGACTTGAACGGCAGGGTTTTGTTTGCCGGGGAAAGCATGGGTTACGACATGACCGGCAGACGAGCGGCGAAACGGTAACCGTTAAATCCCGTCGCCAAGCAGCCGGATGAGCTCGTCGGCCATTTTCTTGTTTACGACGAAATGGCTCGACAGGCAGCCATCATGCCGGAATGACGCGGCCCATTGCGTGCCGTCATTGAACGTCCAGACAAACGAATTGCCGGGATCTCCGTAAGGCCAGACCTGCGTGATTTCAGCGACGGATGTGTTCAGCAGTGGGCCATAGTCGGCGATGGTGATGCACGGGAGCGCTGCGGCTAGGATGATTTCAAGCATTTCACGACCTTCTCTTTCACGCTAGGCCAGAGAAACCATACGACTGCGCAAACCCCGCCGTCAATCAATGCGTAGCCGATGAGCGTGTGCGCGTCCATTCCGGCAGAATAGCACCGCCGCCTAGGGGTTGCACTACGCTGAATTAGACGGGTAAGATTTTGCACGCCACATATTACCCGACAGATAAAAAGCCCCGACAAGCACAATGTCCTGGAACAAGGACGCCGTTGTCATGAACGTCCAATAGTTCAAAGCAGGACCGTTGCTTGTCTCAGGAGAGAGAAATCCAATCAGGGTAAGCCCTGCCGCGACGATCTGGACTGCGAACAATGCGCCAATCATCTTTGCCGCCAGCCCGTTGCCTCGCCACGCGATAGCAAGGCACGCTCCGGCCTGATACGCCACGCAAAGGCAAACGCTCGCCAGCGGGCTTGTGAAGGCAATTGCCGTTCTTCCCCAAATCAAGCTGCCCAAGAGGATTGCAAACATCAAAACGAAATCGGCCCGCCCGCTGACAAACGCCAGTCTGGACAGGCCGATGAAAATGACTGTCTCTATCCAGTCAACGGGCGTCATTAGCAGCCGGTTTGAAGATTGATTCCGCCCGGAACGATGAAAAGCGTGTTGAACTTGCCGCGCAAGGCTTTGTTTGCGCCGAGAAGGGCAAAGTTGGCATTCTTCACGGCGGTGGCGAACGTGACCAGCTCGTCAACCTTGACCGCCGCAGCTCCTTCAGCGCGGGCTTGTGCTTCAATCCCCATCAGATCAAGATAAGCGGCGTCAGAAGCCAAGCGGGCAGCATCAAGGCGGTTCAATGCGGCCTGTGCAATATTAATCGTATTCTGGCTAATCGGCATTTTGTTTTCCTTCTCTTGTGATTGTCGTGCTGACCATTTCGGCGCTGTTGTCCATGCCGTCGCTTACGATTTTCACGCCAACAAATTCGGCAGTTACGCGAAGTCTATGAAGCCGGTCGAAAATGTAGCCTACAATTCCGCAGCATATGCCGACAAGCCCCATTTTGACTTCATCCGCAGCCGTTTGCATGTCTGGAAAAATGTGAATGATGATGACGGCGGACGCCCAACCGAAAACCGACGACGCAACAGCGTGCGCCTTTGCCCGGCGCGACCAGTCGCCTTGCATGAGATAGGCAGCTGTTCCGCCAATAGCCGCCGCGCCTAGGAGCTTGCCGCTAAGGGTCACTTGCCAATCCTCCAGCCACATAATTTCTTACCCTTTTCATTATGTGCCAGAATTGCGGCAACAGTAGCGTCACCCATTGCGGCGATTTCCGCTTGTGTTGGCCTGATTGGATTTTCAACAGCGCAGAAAGAGCCGCCCGTTGATTGACAAGCCGCGAGAAAAATCAGGGAAACAAGTGCTATCTTGGCGACCATTTCCCTAGCCTTTCGCGGTTCGTTGCCGGTGAATTTCCCGCTACTTCTTGTTCGATCTTGTCTGCCTCATTCGAAGCTGCAAGGTCTTGTCTGTTTCGCTTGTCACGTTCATCGTCACGGCCAGACTTGCGCGCCGCCCAAAGCGCAGCCAAGACGGCCACGCCAAGAGCGACGTATTTCCAAGCGCCAGCGAGCAAGAGTTCAATCATCGTTCGGCAGCCCTTCAATCATGTGTTTCACCATATCAGTGGCTTGATTGTAATCCAGAAAATTTGTGCCAATCGGCATTGGGTAAATGTGATCGCCGTAAGTGGCTCTTTTGAAGCTGATTCCCCCATCTGGGCTGAATGTTTCAGGCAGACTCCAACCCAGGAAGCGCTGAACCATGTGTTCAATTTGAAGCTTGGTCATTTCGCCGTTCCAACAGGCCCGGTCGTGAGCGTGCGGAGCCAGAGATTGCCAATCGCCACGAGAATTGCCACATAGCCGCCCCAGCCCTGTGGCAGGAATGACAAGTCAGTGGTTTCGAGAATGGCAAGCGTGCCGCCGATCAAATTCCAGATGATGGTGCGATAGCCTTTTAGCATAGTCATGTTCCTTTCTTGAACATTGCCGACAACGCGGCGAAAAGATATTTCAGAATTCCCGCCATGCCGGTTACAGGCTCAGGCGTATGCGCGGATTGCGTGACTGGCAATGCGTGGGAAACAAGAGATTTGCCGTCATACCCAGCGCCGCGCAAGGCCGTCTCGAAAACAATGGCATGACCGGCGATTTTCTGCGCCTTGTCGGAGCCGTTCACAACGCCGCGAGCCGCAAGATATTCCTTCACGTCTTCGTCATCACGCTCATCAATCCCGTCAATGAACCTGCCCAGCGCCTTTCCCGTCCACCATCCTTCACGGTTCCCCAAGAACAGCGAATGAGCCGAAATCATCGGATCGCCGCGTAATGATGGATTTGCCTCAAGGTCAATGTTCAAGCCGAACATTTTATTCAAGCGGCGGGTTGCCTTTGCCGCATTGGCCCGCCCGGTATTTTGCACATCGCCTTCTCCCCGGAAGATGAACCCATCACCAGGCTTTGTGTTGCCGAGAATTTTACCAAGCCGCGTTCCCGGTTCGTATTTGTTGAAATACTTGCGCGGCCCGCGTTCCATGATTGGCTGCATCGTCTCGGCGGTTTCATGGTAGCTTGTCGCCAAATCATAGGCCAGTTCTTCGCAGTTCCCGTCAACGGCATAGAACTTATCCCAAACGTCAAGCAGGCGGGTGATACCGGCAACTTGGCTTTGTTCAAACGTCCCGCCAAACAGCGGCTTGCGAATGGCGTCAAAGAATGCCTTGCGGTCCATGGTCTTACTCCTGACTATAGAAGATAAGGCGCATCGGCTTTTACCTGTTCATACATCGCGGTTTCACCCGCAAGATTAGGATGCGTGCCATCGGTAAATAATGCGCCGTTCTGTGTCACGCCGTCATTTCCCGTACTGACGGCGCGTGCCATGTCGATGTAACGGTAAGGACCGAAATAGCCGGTCCTAATATCCGTGTTCATCAATGTGAGTGTTGCCTGCTGTGTCGTTTTCGGAACCATTGTGCAAAGCACAGGCTCTGCCCCGGCAAACTTCACCATGGAAATCAGCTGTGCGACATTTGCCCGCCATGTCGCTTGCGATGCCGCGTCATTTGTCCCTATGGCGATAACGGCAAACCTTGGCGTTAATGACATGATATCAAGGCCGCCGTTCAAAATAAGATTGGCGGCGGTTAACCCTGCCCTTGAGCAAACAAGGAAATCCTTGCGCCCGGATGCCAATTGGAAAGCCCATGATGGGAAAGTTGACGCATTTTGCGTTCCTTCCGCAATGGAATCCCCAAGTATCACCGCGCGAAGGGTTTTTGGGCAATCTAGGTGAGCATCGGCCCATATAACTTTGATCGTCCCCGCCAGCGACATGATGTAAGGACGGCCAAACAACTGCCGCCGCTCGCCGCCCGCCCACACGTCGTTGATTGTGCATTTGGCCTGTGTGATCGTGTCAGTGAATGTGACGACTGTATCAAGACCTGTGCGGACAAGAGACAGCACGTATTCGCGCCCGACGACTATTGCTGGCAGGTTCACGTCAACACCGAAAGTTCCCGGCGTTGCCGTGCCGTCCCAATAATATGTCCCCATTTTTCCGGTCACACAGTTGATGCGGATCATCAAACCTGCGTTGCCTGCATAGGATTGCCCGCCGAAACCAAAGTCCGACGCCGCGTCGTCAATCCGCACGCGCATAGACAGTCTGCGCCGTGAAGATGCGGAATAAGCATCAAAATAGCTGCCCGTATTCCAAGCGCCCGCGCCGGTGGCAATCAGACCGTTATTGACTGAAAAATTCGCGCCAATAACCCACATAGGCGGGGTCGAAGTTCCGGCAAATTGCTCCGATGCGATAGACAGAGGGCCGTTGATATCGTCGTTTGATGCCGACTTTGCAATTAGAGGCCCCGTCTGCACATAGTCATATTGCAGCGACATTGCCGGGATCAGAAGCGGGCTGGAATAGTTTGTCATTTTGACAACGCTGCCAATTACAGGCGCATCGGCAGTGGCGAAGGTCCGCCAAACCCCGCCGTTGACCGTTGTGTAGCGGGGGAAAACGCCCGTAAGGACATTGTAAGCCAGCACGTCGCCGCGTTTCAGGCTCCATCCTGAAATAGATGTAATGGGGTTATCCCCGGTCACAAGCTGGACAAACTGCTTTTTGATGAGCTTGTAGTGATGCCCCATCACCTGCCGATAGAGCTGTATCTCGCCAGTTGCCGGGGATGAGACCCTAACATTGGCTTGCCGCAAGGTGGCAGGGCGGTCGATATACCCAGGAAAAACAGGGATATGCCCCGCGCCGATTGTGCTGACATTTGGGGATGAATCGCCAACGCTGGCAGAAACCAAAACCCCGCCGCTCTCGTTTGTTGCCGCGTCCAATGCTTCCGAGGCTTTACGGATAGTGTCGGCTAGCGTTACGTCAGCCGAAACGAGAGAATAGGCAAGCGCCAACGTTGCGGTTGTCTGCGCAAGCGTGACCTGCGCCCCGATCCCGGTGTATTGGGCATTAGAATAGAATTGACAAATTCCGCCTGAGACATAGCGCACATGCCCGCCCGTGAGTGGCAGGTAAAAAACGTTACTCCCTTTCGGAACAACGTAATTTCCAAAATCACTCCAAGTAACCAGCCCAGCGCCGGACGTGGAAACCGGAAAAGCCTTTAGGATTATGCCGGAAACTGAGACAATGTGGATTTCGCCTGTAGATGCTGCGCTCATACGGGCAGTGACGCTTTTCAAAGCCGCCGCAGCCGGGGCTGGAAGGATGTTGCCGTATGCCGACCCCGCGCCAGACGTTAGCGTGTCGGGTGTCGTTATCCCATATGCCGCTTCCGCGACGATAGAACTTGTCCCCATCGTCGCGGCGGAAGAAAGGAAACGAGGGTTAACGGTCGGGAGTCCGTCGCGGACAAGTCTAGCTTGCGCGGTTGCAGCCCCATCGCGCATGTCAAAAACTTCGGCGGTAACGGGCGAGGCCGAGCCGGTTTTGATAATCGTGATCGCCGTTGCCCCAACAGTGATAGGGGAAGGTGTGGAAACGGAATGTACTTCGCCAGCGTGCGTTCCTACATCGATCTGAAACGTCGCCCCGACGAGTTCCGCGCCTGTGTCCATATCAGTAGAGCGAGCCGCCGCCCCGGCAGCAACAACGTCATAACAGCCATTTTCTGCCGGGGCGGTATTCCCGGCCAGAGCGACCCGATTTCCGGTCGCAACCACAACGCCGTCAATTGTCGCGCCGTTAACCAGCCCGGTTGCAGGGTTAACGTTCGTTGTCGTCAAAATGCGAACGAGTGCCTTGGGAGGCTTCGCGCCGGAAAGCGCCGCAGCAAGGGCTTCCTCGCTTGTGTCAATGGCAAGGTTTGCTGTTTCTTGGGCAATATTAGCCTCAGCCTGCGCATTGGCTCCGGTAACCTGCGCCGCGTCAGCTGTCGTCTGCGCCGTGCTGGCGTTTGCAACGGCTGTATTGGCCGTTACCTGAGCCGCGTCGGCGTCTGATTGCGCGGCATTGGCGGCGGCTAGTGCGCCATCCCCTTGCGATTGCGCCGCGACGACAGCAACATCAACCGCGTTAAACTTGGCCTTTGCCTGCGCCATTATCTCACGCGAGACATCGTTCAAATCGCTGATAATGGCTTCGCCCTCAGCCAGCTTTACGCCCGCGATGTTGTCGTTTTCGTCGCCTATGGTTGACCAATCGGCAACTGTTACTTTATCGACCATGAGAGAAACCTCTATTTTGTCATTTGGCGGTTTGTGCTACACGAAAGAAACAATCGGAAACACAAATGCGAACTCTTGTCATTTTGGTGATTGCTGTCTCTCTCTTGACCGGCGCAATCGCCTTCGGAATAGTCGTCCGCTTCGGCATTGAAGCGGTTTATATCAAATACGGGGCGGCTTTTACATACCTTATTTCTCTCACTGCCGCCCTTGGCTTCCTGCCGATTGCATTCCTGTTTGATAAGCAGGAAGAGCAGCGGCGGAAGTCAAACGGCGTGAAATTGTTTTAGCCAACTCGTCATTGTTCTTCACGGTTTTCATGATGCCCAAAAGGTCATCGAGTGTTTTTGCCGCAGCCGCGCCGCGCGTCTTTGTCAGCACGTCCACGATCTGCGAATAAATCTTGTCATGCGCCGCGATTTTGGCTTCCGGCGTTGAACCCGTCAAAATCTGCACAACCCGCTTTGCAGCATTGACCGGCTCACCCGATTTCAGCGCTTGAATAGCCGTTCCATCGGTCTGGCCTTTGATAATGTCATCCATGGATGTGCGGGCGAAAGTCTTGGAGTTTTGCGATACCCCGGCGCGCAAATCCAGCGCCATGACAGATTTGTCAATTTCCGCAAAAAGTTTCTTGGCCTGATTATCCCCAACGACCATTTTCAGCTTTTCACGATTTGCACGGCTTGAAAGGTCGCGCACCGCTTTAATGGCTTCCCGCGCGTCAACATTGCCGTCCGAAATGGCGCGTTTGACCTGCGAAAGGCTTTCGTCAATATTGGAACGGACGCCCTTCATCATTGCCTTGCGCTCTGCATCCGTGATCCCCTTTGTCGCATCACCGACTATTTCCCGCGTTGTGGACGGTTTGAAAAGGTTCGCGCCTAGAGCAAGCGCGTTATCTTCCGCAATCTTATCGCCGCCAAGGTTTACCGCATTCTTATAGCCGGGAACGGCGTTTCCAATGGCTTCCCGCAGATCAGAAGCAAGCCCCGCAGCCCTGTTGCCCGCTGCGGTCTTGCGCCCGAATTGGTCAACTTCCGTCGCTGAAATTGTGCCGAGCGCTTTCTTGATTTCATCGAGCTGTTGCACGTTTGGCATTTCCCGAAACGTGATTTTTCCATCATCGGCTATGTCCGCCATGATCTGCATGTTTTTGACGCCAGCGGCTTGCATGGCCTCATTCGCTTCACTAACGGCGCTTTTCAATATCCGGTTCGGAACACGCGCGAGAACATCTTCAACCTGCCGCCCAGCCCCCGCGTAGTCGATAGGTGAAGCATAAGCCGCATCATAGGCAGCTTTACGGGCAGGGGCGCTTGTGGACGCGATATTCCTAGCCGCCGCACGAATGCCGCCCGGAGCGCCTAGAACGTCATCTAATGCAGTGCTAATGTCACCACCGGCCTTTGTTGCCCTTTGCTCAATAGCGCCTTGCGCAACAACGCCCGCCCTGCCGCTCTTTTGAATAGCCGTGTCGAGAAGCGTTCGCGCATTAGGCCCCGCATCGGCAAGCATTGCGTCCGCACCGCCCGCCGCGATGCGTGATTGTCCCGCGCCTGCCAATGAGCCGTCGGCTTCCATTGCCCTCGACAATACATCATAGCTAGGCCGGTCAAGTCCCGCCGCCTTGAGCCGCCGACCGCCATTTACACGGTCAAGGATTTTCCCCGCGCCTGCCTTTATACCCGCCGCCAACAAAGGAGCGGCTGCACCTAGAACGCCACCCAATCCGCCGCCGACAATACCGCCCATTTTGGCATTTTCAACGCGGCTAGCATCATCAACGCCGGAACCGTAACCCGATACCGCACCTTCCGCCGCGCCGGACAATGAACCGACGCCAAGGCCGAATGCCGATTGTCCAAGTAGTGAAGTCGGAGCGGCGGCAGAAAGCGCCGGACCCGCCAAAACTGCCGCAGGAATTGAACCTGTAATGCCGCCCGCAACTTTCAAGCCAAGCGCTGTTTTTGGGTTTTGTCTTTCAAAAACGCCTTGCATTGTCCGCACGTCATTTTGCGCGCCTTCGCCTTTCAAAAGCCCTACGCCTTCATCAAGATATTGACCGGCAAACGGCACGCCTTGCAGGAAATTTGCCGCCGCGCCGCCCATGCCGATTTGCGGGTTCATGCCGAGTGTTGATTGATCGGATAAGGATTGCGCCGAAGCGGCAGGATCGCCGCCTTGCATCATCTTTGCGATTTCATCCGGGTTGCTTGTGGCATAAGACGGGCTTTTGAAAGACATAGCGCCCGACGATGAGCGATAGATTGCCCCGTCGCCAACGTCTTGAACTCTTGTAAACCCATCCGGCGCAGCTTGTTGCGGTGAAGCATTTCCAGCCGCCGCCCGCGCCCGCTTCGCTTTGGCTATCGCTATTGCCCTTTGCTGTTCCGGCGTCATCTGAACAAAGCCCTGTCTTCTGGCGACATGAATTCCCAATCGGCAGGATCAACGCCTTGCGGGATAACATCATTGCTGCCGCCGTTTGATTGGCTGCGAAGCGCTTCAACGTCCCGCATTTTTTGTTCAATAAACGCTTTGAGAACGATTTGCTTTTCTTTGGGCGACTTGTTCGGATCGCCAAGGGTGGCGCGCAACGTCTCGCCTTCTTTGACGGTGAAGGCCGCGCCGAAAGTGTCCCGAAGCAAGGGCAGAATTTGGTTGTCAACTTTGGCAATGTATTCTGTCCGCGCAAGCGCTCCCTCCCCCGGCTCGCGTCCAAGTTCACGGTTAACAAAATCGCGCGCTTGGCCCAATGATGTATATGTGGCCTTTTCCGCAACCTTGTCCAAGTCAGCAACAACTGCTTTCAATCCCGGCATTTTGCTGCTCATGCTTTCAAACGACGCCGTTGCTTCGCCCTTGGCTTTGCCTTCCGCCCCGCCTTGCGCCTTGTCAAATTCGGCCTTGTAATTGCCCTTCGGAATAGTCCCGACATTTTGCCGCGTAACAGGGTCAATCAAAACAAAATGTGTTCCGGCGTCCATCTTTATCGGCTCTTTGGACAAAGAAACGCCTTCCGGCAATTTCGTTTGAACCGCTTGCCCGTCACTTCCCAATTGCAGAATGACTACATTGCCGTCTTTATCAACGCCATATTGGGGTTGCTTCGCGTAATCGGCCCCGCCGCCGCCTGACTTTTTCCATTCGGTAAATGAACCCTTGAACGGTGCAACCGGGTCTTGCTGCGCAAGCCTGAATTCCTGATATGACGCCGGTGCGGTTGCCGCCATATCCGTAGCCTTCGGCTCAAGACCGAATTCAACGCGCATTGCCTTCTGTCTGTCAGATTCCGGCAAAAGCTCAAGGTTGCGCTGCAATTCCGTTGGACCGGCGGGCTTGGCAAACGCCTGTTGCGCCAAGATTGCGCTTTGCTGTTCGGGAGGCAAGGAACCCAAAACGCCCATTTGCTGCGGCGTCAAACCCATCGTTTGAGCCTGTTGAATATTGGCGCGGCCTTGCGTGAAATCGCTCGCAACATCGGCAGCGCCCTGTAGACCAGCGGCAGGGTTGCCAGCAGCCAAACCAGTTCCGAAAGCACCGATAGCCTTGGCAATCGCCATAGCGCGGCTGTTCGGGTCCGGCGGCGTTGTGGAGAGGCCAAATATCTTCTTGTCTTGCATCGGCGCGGCCTGTGCTGTCTGTTGCGCTTGTAACGGAATTTCCGGCGCGCCGAAAGGGCTTTGCGCAGGAGTGGGAATTGTGCTTTCCCCTACGGCCAAAGTGTTCAACGCCTTGCCTACCGGCGTTGCCGAAACCGATGTAGGATGAGGGGCATATGTTCCCGGCATCCCAACAGCCCCGCGCGCCCATGCAGGAATTGACTTGTTAGAATAGTCAGGCCCCCACGCCCTTTCTTTGCCGACATCAAAATGCAGGTTGTTATTGTAAACGCCGACGCCGCCGAAGCCTGATTTCCTAGCTTGGCCGATCAATGCAATCTTGTCTTGTTCCGACATCCCGGCCCCGGAAACGTCAAACGCATTCCCATGGATATGCTGCGATTTCCGCGCCCCGCCGACCTCTGCATTTTTGGCAGCATCGCGATATGCAGAAACAACGGACAACGGCTTTCCCCATGCGGAATTGAGCCGCTTCCATGCAGCCAAAGCACTAGGGGAAACGCCGGTAAATCCGTTCATCACATGCCCCCGAAAAACGCATTTAGCCGTGACATTGGGCGCGGCTGTTCATATTGCATCGCGCTCAATTGAGGCGCGGGCTTGCCGGATTTCTGATAGAATGACGGGGGTGGCGCAAGCTGCTCTTGCTGCCCTTGCCCTGAACCAAAAGCTTGTGAAGCCATGCCGAGCATATCGCCGCCCGTCATTGAACCCATCAGGCCCGGCGCTTGCGGCGCAGGAGGGAAATAGTTTGGCTGCATAGGCCCTTGCATAGGCGCGCGCGCGCTCATAAGCCCCATGGGCTTTTGCATCATTCCGCCCATGCCCATTCCGGGCCTGAACATTCCACCGAAAAAACCATTCATCAAACTAACCCCGAAAGTAGACCTAGGCCACCGCCGATAAGTGCGCCGAACGGCCCGCCCATTGAAAACCCTGTTGCCGCGCCCGACAATGCCCCGCCGAGAGAAGACGCAATGCCAGCGCCCCTATTGTTACTCGTTGTCTGGTTTGTGCCGCCGAAACCGCCCGCCGCGCCGGTAACATCAAGCCAACGGCTCTTCTGCACATAAGGCGCGTCAATGAGCCGCTTGGCATAAGTCTCACGATCAGAACCGACACCCGCCAACAACTTCACATCCAGCATCGCGCCAGTGTCAACCTTGTCAGCGACGGCAGCGACATTAAGAATTGATTGAAGCTCCATTTGGCGAGCTTGCAATGCGATTGGCGCAAACGATTCCGTCAAGCCCCGCGCCATTTCCAAAGCATATAGAGCCCCGCCAATCCTGTTAGCCCCGGCGAATTGCGCCGTGATAGTAGGGACAACGAGAGCTTCAACATTCGCGTAAAGATTTGCCCCTTGCGAGTAAGCGGGCGCGGAAACTATCCCCAACAAAGCCGCCTGAGCCGCTTGCGAAACCATAACCGCATCGCCGGAATCAACGCGGGCTATCACCAGTTCTTCCGCTTGAATTGTGTATTCGTCGCGCGCCTCTACGGTAAAATCGCCATTAGGATCGCTCTCGAAAAGCTCCTGATATCCCTCTAGCGCCGCGAGAATATACGGTTGCGCATCTTCCCACGGGTCCGATTTTGACGTGACTGTCTGGTTTTTGCTAGGCATTAGAACTTGACCTCAAATATGACGTGGGTATCCTTAAACCCTTGGCTTTGAAGGAACTTAGTCCAGCCCTTCCGAGCGTGGATTGTAACTCCGTCCATGCCCGCCTCTTTGGCCTTGGCCTTGAACTCCGGCGCTAAATGCAGCCAACGCTTACGCTCACGCCCAGTTAGATACCCCAAATGCGCCCAACGCTGGCCTGTAGGGGTTAGGACAATCTCCGAAAGCGCCGTAGCATAAATCTTGCCATCCTCTTGCGCTATCCAGCACTGCATGTCCCTTTCAATCACCATCCGCTTCAATGTCTCAGCCGAATCACGGCCATTTGAACAAGATGCGAAACTCTCAAAAAACGGCTTCAGTGACGGCCAAAGCTTTTGCACATTCGATGCGTCAAGGCCGACAATCAACATTACAAATTCTCATATGAGCCTGAAACCACAATGCTAGGCGCAACACCCGTGCCGCTTGTTGACGGAACGGCGGTCACAACAAACGTTGTCCCGGTAGCTATAAACATTCCTTCCAATTCTTTCAATTCATAGTTTTTCTGCCGGAATATCGACTTGCCGGAAAGAACCTGATTTGCCGCAGAAGGGCTTCCCGCCGCTGGAACAATTGAGATGTTTACCTTAGTGGTGATCGCGCCGCTCGAAACGTCACTCGAATTGTTCAAGATGACCTGATCGATAATTGTGCCACTCGCGCCGCCCGTGAAAAGCGTTGTCGGCGTATCCCATGCCGTAATGTGAATCGGGCCAAGTTGCGTTTTTGCCATTATTGCCTTCCTTCCGGCCTGAATCCAACCTGGACGCCTTGCGCGAATTGCCAGTCCTGCCCGCGCGGGATGATTGTCTTAAAACGATGATTATGCGCCGAAACCCGGCAAGGAACCATCCCTGCCGAATTAGCCTCATATTCAGGCGAATATGTTACAGTCTGCCCGTCCCTTACCCCTACGCTTGCCGACTTTATTTGAGCATCAACAACCGGCCAAATCTCAGCCGCGAAAGCCCGCCTCTGCGGCTCCATTTGGCTTTCGCCCGTTGTCAGTGTCGCCCTTGCATTCGGACCTGTAAACGTCCCTACCCGCCCGGTCACGTCGACGCCGAACGCTAAATTCCCGTCATTCAACAAAAGCGCGGGAGCATCTTCAATCAACGTCGCCCTGTCTTGTGTGACCGAATAGGCCAAACCCCTGCGCCGTGTTCCTTCATCCCACGCCCAGACAATCGTTTTCTCACGCCAGTCATACCCGGCGCTTACCGGCCAAGCCGGGTTGAAATTCGAAGCAAACCAGCGTTGAAAGCTGCCTTTGGAAATCTGTCTTATCTCATCGCCCAAAATAACGTTAGGCCCGTCTTGGCTGAAAAAACCGGACCCGAAAGGAGTATTGATAACCGACCCCTTCGAGATGCATCCCCGGTCATCCGAAACCCGCAAGAATGAGAAAATGACAGGAGGCCCCGCATATGTCATTCGGGAAATTGAACGCTCTTGCAATACGAACGGGCTTTCTTCGCCCGCAATGCCCATGACCGCGCCGAATTGAGCGCCCATATCATTCAGATCAGCTTGCCGGGTTTTTGAAGGGGCAAAATCCATCATGTCATTAATCGCGGACCAATGCAGAAAATGCGGATTATCGCTTCGGCCAATAACGAGAAAATCCTTGACGCGGCGAACAAGCCGCCCCCCCGGAGAGCCGGGAACATGTGTCAGAACGCCCGCAATGCCCCTGAACACGCCAAGGCTTGAAACGGCGGCAATGTAATTGCCCCACCGTTCAAATTCCCATGCAATCCCCGGTGCGCCCCCTTCAATCTGCGCCCCGTTGTAGTAAACCCCCGCCGCTGTCGCGATGTATGTATTGCCGTCAATCCGAATTCCTGATTTCGGCGCGCCCGGCCCGATAGGCCCCGAAATTGCCAGTTCCTTGAACGGCCCATATCCGCCCTTGACCGGGACGGCATTAATGATTTCCGTCGCCGTCTTAGCCCCTAGGGGCGGCATGTCCGGCTCCCATGCGCCAAAGGGTATAACAGGCGACATACGCATTAGCGCCGCCCCTGCAACAACGACCTGCCACGTGGCCGGATGTGAAGCTTATCCCCGCCGTGTTTGGCCGCGAGCAATTGACGCTGCGCAAGGCTGATCTGTTCCGCATAAAGGCTTTGCCAGTATTGCGCCCGCGTTTCGTCTTGAATGTAGCGATAGGCGTTGACCAATGCACCATACAAAAACAGGTTTGGAAACCGTTCCAAAAGCCGCTGCGCCGCGTTGTAGCTGTCTGTGATGCGGTCCACATAAGCAGGGCCGGGAACCGCATCAGCATCACGATTGGGCTGTGTGATTTCCTCCAAGACCAAAGGATAGCGGCCTTGACTGTCACCTATCGTTCCCGTCGAACCCGTGACGGATTCCGAACGGTGGAAAAATTGTGCCAGCTGCTCAAGGTCCATATCAAAACCGACCTTGCCGCCCCGCGACAAACCGCGAAACTCAAGCCGAAGAACATCGTTCAACTTGGCCGCAGGGTAAAACAAAATCCGCTCGCCGTGCACCGTGTAAGAGCAATTTATCTCCCCGTCCATCACTTCCCGAAAAGAAACCCGCTGATAGCGTTTATCCTCGACGCGAAATTCCAACGCACCGCAAAACAACGTTGGCAGGATCATAAAGTCCTGCCCTTCAACCGCCTTTTGCGTCATGAATGTTTCGGTGACAAAGATGTTTAACAACGTCGCGCTGTCGGCAATGACCGGGGCAATGAACATATCCGTCTTATCGACCAAATCCGCCCGTTGCATCCAGTCGAGAATTTCCGCCTTGAGCGTGTCAACGTCGCGTATCATAGCCGCCCGTCCTTTGTGCGCCATCCCGAATTATCGGAATTGGAAAGCCAACGCTTAACGTATTCATCGTCGCCGTCAATCGCAGCGCCCCTAAGCGCGCCGTCATGCAGAAGGTTCAACGGAACTTTTCCAATTAGGTGATAATCGCCGGACCACCCGGATGACGCCATGTTCCGCAAGGTGCGGTTTTCGTCCAAAATATCGCCCGCTGATTCAGAAACAGTTTTGAAAACATAGCCGTCCCCCACGTCAAGCCGCCAAGTGCTGACGCCGGAATGAAGGTTGTGACCCACAAGTTCCCAATCGCCATCACTAACCATCATTATTTCGTTTCCTTCGCCTTAGCCCGGACAAGAGCGCCGCTCTCAACACCGTCCATAGCTTCCTCAACGGGAACATCAATTTCCGTTCCGGCCGGGATGCGCTGTCCTTTTTCATCCCAACGGTCACGCTGGACAATGCAGCGAATGAGCTTTTCTTCTGCCATGATATTCTCCAATTTTGTCATTTTGTCCGGGCGGGGAACAATCCCCCGCCCTTGAAGCTCATATCCAGATGCAAACGGGTCAAATCCGCTGCCCTGATCTTCATAGCCCGCCATTACGTCGAAGCGGTCAAGCCGAACACGTCAGCAATGACGCCAACGGCCTTTTCATTCAAAGGCTTGACGCAGCCTTCGCCCTGAATGACGAAGTTCTTGAAATCGCCGAGCTTGGCAAGGTCCGTATCTTCCTTGATTTTGCGCAGCCAAGCCCATTTGATCTTGTCCGTATCAAGGACAAAGATATTCCTGGCCAACGCAGCCGATCCGCCCATCACAAAGTTAGGATGCACGTAAACAAGGCCGAGTGGACCCTGATAAACTTCCGCGTCCGCGACTAGCGTATTCTTGCCGCTTTCTTTTGCGGCATAGCGGAACGACGCCACGTTCGTATCCGACATGAACGTTGCAAAGACACGCTTGTTGTAAGGCGACGTGAACATGTGCCGAAGTTTCGCGCCGGACGAAAAAGACGCTTGGAGAAGATCGTCCATAAGGACTTTCGTAAACGCCCGCAGCGTGCCGTTGGTCGGGGCAACAGTCAGCTTAGTGCCGGTATTGTAACCGCCATTCGCACCCGTCGCGCCGCGCGATACGTTGGTTGTCGCCCATGTGGACAAAGAACCGGATTTGCGGAACCCGGTCGCAACCGAAGCGTTTGCCGCAACAAGCGAATACTCAATGTCAGTTTTCAAAGCCAACGCCTTGTCAATCTTCTTTTGAGCAATCTGCTCCGCTCCACCGGCATTGCTCACAGCTTCCTGAGTGTTGCCGATCTTGCCGGTCTTTTCAAGAATCTGGTGATAATTGCCAATACGGACGGCGGGGGTAGTCGCGGCGAACGTGTAGTCGCGGGCTTCTTCCGCCGCATTGTCCGCGGGCGCATCGAGAGACATGGTTTCCCATTCGGTAAAAACCGCAGAGGATTTGTCAGAGCCAATCATCGAATAGATCGGCGTGTCGGAGCGCTGAGTAACATCAACGATGTCCGAGAGTTCTTCGTAATTGCCCTTAGCGGACGCGGTTAGAAAAGCATTCGTAGATGAGGCCATGGAAATTCTCCTTAAGGCGGGTTGCTAGCCCCTCGCTATATACGCCGCAATGGCGTCTTCACGGGAGCCGGTTTGCATGAGTCTTTCAAGCGCCGCACCGGCCTTGTCGTCCCGAGACTTTTCCGTTTTGATCGGCTTCGGGCTATCTTTTTCAGACGCCTTGGAAACAGCCGCAGCCTTAGCGGCCTTCGCCGCTTGCCACTGCAAACTGTTGTAAAACGTCTTAATCATGGGAGCCGTAAGCGCCCAGACTTCATTTTCAGGAAGGCCATTCCTAACGGCCTCGCCCAGAATTGCTTTAGCGGCGAGTCTGCCCTTTTCGCCCTGAAAGAGAAACGGCATTTCCTTTAGGAGTTGCGCATCCCGTTCGGCGACAAACTTCTTTGCCTTCGCGCGCGTTTCAATATCGTTGCTCTGTTGCGCGTGCATTTTTTCCGCTTGCGATGTCTGATACTTGAACATCTGCTTATTGTAAGCGTCCGGGTCGTAGTTGGGCGAATCCGGGTTAATCAGGTCCATATTCGGGACCGGCGCGCCTTCCGATTCCGCAAGGGCGCGGCGCAGCGTTTCAACTTCTGCCTTCGCGGCGGCAATCTCAGCCCGCGATTGTTCCAATTCAACATTGACGGACGGGGCGGCAGTTTCAACGGCGGAGGGCTTTGAGCCCAAATCAACGCCTAGAAACGCGAAATCGTCATTTTCTTCATCTGCCTTGCCGTCATCATTTGCGGCTTTTTCGGCAGTCTTTTCCTCGCCTTCAGCGGATGGCTTTTCCGCTACGGCTTCTTCTGTCGCAGTTTCAACCGGCTCATCTTCAATGGCCGGAGCATTTGTCGCAAGAGCTACGAGTTCTTCTTCTTCACTTGGCATTTGATTTTCCTCTAAGCTCGATCTTGGCGCTCGCGCCATCGCTCACAATTGAAATAAGGTGTTGCCTGACATGCCCGACAACTTGGCACGCGCGCCAAAGGTCATCACGCTTTTTCGTTTCGTGAATTTCCGATTTGCGCCATTCTTTGACATACTGGTTTTCAAGCTCCTCGAATAACCCGTCAAACTCATATTCCGCCCAAAGCCGTTTGAAAGCTTCTGATCTGGCAATCCGCGCTTCTGGCGTTAACTTTTCCATTCAAGCCGCCATCAAAAGCAGGATCATCATTTGTCGCCTTTTCTGCGCCGTCGCGCGCTGCTTTGCCTTATACAGTGATATATCAACAGCCGCAAGGGGCGCAATTGAACGCATGTTCTGAACAAGGGCTTTCGGCGCTTCAAATTCAGGGTCAACCTCCGCAAGTCTTTTCACCGCAATAACGGCTTGTTTTTTTGTTTCCTTTGTCGGCTCCGCAATCGCAATCTGGACGGCTTTTCCCGCCTCTTCTATCGCCTCTTCGATGATAATGTATTTGCGCTTTTTCCGAGGGATGCCGCCGATGCCGCCGCCACTTTTCTGTTGAACCTCGACAACTCCAGAGCCGAACGTGTCCCCGTCAACAAAAAGCGTCCCCGCTATATTCTGGACGCCCGGCCCTGAAACAACGCCTCCGCCAAACGCATCAGGATCGGCATAAAGAGTTCCTGATACGCCAAGGCCAACAGACCCCACCCCGAACGTGTCCGCATCGCTGAATAGAGAGCCGATAACATTGATTGAGAAACTGCCCGACCCGAAACTATCGCCGTCACTGAAAAGCGTTCCGGTAAGCCTTGTTGAAACAGAGCCAGCGCCAAAAGCATCAGAATCGGCAAACAAGGTGCCGGTGATGTTTATCCCCGATGTGATCGTCCCCGCGCCAAAGGCGTCTGGATCGGCGAATATCGCTCCCGAAATTACATGATTGACAGAACCAGAGCCGAAACTATCGCCATCGGCAAACAAAGTGCCGGTAATCGTAACGCCGCCCGCGCTTGCCGGGTCTAATCCGTCCCTGTCAAACCATCCATGCCCCTGCGTTTCCGGGGCAAACCATCCGCCGGGAACTGTCTCTGTGGCGAATATTGAGCCGTTATCAGCCATGCGTCACCTTACATCGTGTAGACGATGCAATAACCGTTGCCACCCGCGCCACCCGCGCCACCAAGTCCGGGGTTCATGCCAACAC